TTATTCGGTGGTGCCCTCGGTGTCGATCACGATGTCTGCCGGCAACGGTTCTTTTTCGACGCCGGTGCCGAGGCCGATCTTCGCGAGGAAGTCCTGCGCCTTGGCCAGCGCCATGAGCCTGGTGATCAGAGTGGCGAGGGCAACGAGGAACGCCACGGCGGCGGTGATCCACGCACCCCACGATGGAGGCAGGTATTCGCCCATCACTTCCTGGAGGATCGGCAGGGCCGCGGCCAGGAAGCCGATGGCCGCGAGCAGGTACGCCACACCTGTGCGGGCGGTCGCTTGCCATGGGTGCGCCACCTGAGTCGGGACGCCAGTTGCAATATGCTTTGCCATGATTACCATGCCTTCACTTTCTTGAGGTTGGAGATGTACTTCTTGGTGAGGTAGCCGTGGGGGTTGTTCCACCCGTTGCGGCCCGAGGTGTAGGCGGCCCATTTCTTCGAGGTCACGCCCCAGTAGCCGTCGGATGCCCAGTTGTCCGGGACGCCCTTCATCTTCTTTGTGGCGTTCTGGGCGCGGACGACTTCCTGGTACTTCGCCTCGGTCTTGGCCAGCCACTGCCCGTCCGGGACCAGCCCGTGCCATGCCTGGTAGGCCTCGACGTCGTTGGCATCGAGGTTCTTGTAGCCCATGGCCTTGAGCTTCTTCTTCACGTCTGTCGGCACGCTTGGCTTGGCGGCAGGCTTGGACGGCTTGGAACCGCCTCCGGCAGGCTTCACCGGCGCGATGCTCGTGCGATCCGGGGCGGAGCCGATCTTGACGCTGAACTTCTCGAACGCAAGTTCCGGCGCGTAATCAGAATTGGAATTGCGCCAGTCCGCCCACAGTTCGAAGTGAAGGTGCGGGCCGGTCTGGGTGCCGGAGCGGTCGTTGTAGCCGAGCAGCTGCCCCGCGACAACCTTGTCCCCCACCTTGAAGTGATCCAGCGGGCGCATGTGGTTGTAGCCGTTGCCCTCGCCGTCCGGGTTGGAGATCAAGCCACCGTTGCCAGTGCGGCGCGGTGCCCAGGTTGAGGACTTGTTGCCAGGCTTGGCGTTGCGGACGATCTCCTGCCACGTGCCGGCGAACGCCGCGTAGACGGGCATGCCGACCTGGCCAGGCTTCGGCGGTGCGATGTCCAGACCCTTATGCCCCGGGTAGCCGTCGCGGTCGTTGTGGTGGCCGGTGAGCCGGCCTTCGAATGGGCTGATCATTCCCACTGGGTTCTCCTTCTGGTTGGGGTCGGTGAGGTCGAGGAATTCTTTCCAGCGGCCTGCAGCGCGCATCTTCGACGGGCAGTCCTTGCCGGTCCAGTGCGCGTGGTCGTACACCTTCGAGCGGCCGATGCCATGCTGGCGGCGCAGATCGCGGACAACCCTGGCCGCGTTCTTGAACGCCTGGTCGTAGTCGCCGTCCGAGTTGACGCAGATCTCCACCGCGATGGATGACTCGGCAGCTTCGCGGGTGCCGCCGTGCCAGCACTGCGCGGTGTCCGGGTAGGAGCGGATCGCTTCGGTGTCGTCCACGGTGATGTGCCAGGACGCTTGCCGGACGTTGCCGGAAGTTTGCAGGTTCGCGTGAGCCTGGGCGTCGGCGCCCTTGGAAGTGTTCGCGGTTTCGTGGACCGTGATAGACGTGCACCGGTTGGTGCCGCCGTAGATCTTGTCTTTCTTCTTGACCAGCTGCTCGCGCATAGGCCAGCCCTTTCTTTCGGGTATGGGTATGCCCGGGAGCGGCGTGCCCCCGGGCATGAAAAAAAGCCACCGTTCCGGGTGGCTTAGTCGATGGTGATGTTCGGGCGTGCCGGCGGGTGCTCGGATGCCCGGTAGTGATGCCAGCGGTGCGTGAGGTCATCCCAGGCGGCGTTGAACGTCCGGACTGCTTCGCGCAGCCGTTGGATCGTCCGGTTCTGCTCCCGGATCTGTGTTTCCAAGGAGTCCACCCGGCCGGCCAGCTTCTGGCGCTCTTCGCGTTCGGAGTTCAGGTCCGTGCGCAAACGGCCGTAGTCCTCCCGCAAATCGTCGGCGATGGCCATGGCCATCTGCTGCGACTTCTCCGCCACTGCGATATCCGCATCACGTTTGCGCACCGGGGCTTCGCGGCTGAATTGCCGGTAGCCCCAGAAGCCGCCGCCCGTGAGCAATGTCAGTACCCCCAGGATGATTGCTACGATCGACGCTTCACTCATGCTGGTGTCCTTCCACCTCGGCCAGGGCCCGGCGCACAGATCGCTCGATCATGATGATCGACACCGCTCGCACCACTGATCCGATACCCAGGGCCAGCGGCACGCCCCAGGCGAACGCGCTGCCTGGGTAATGCCACGAGACGGACAGCGAGTAGGTGGCGAAGCCGCCGGCGGCCATCCACCAGCCCAGCTGCTCGATGGCCCATCCAGTGGAGACCTTGTCTCCCCACCAGTTCAGGCCGGTGAGCGCGAGCAGTCCTCCGGTGCCGAGGAACCCTGACACGAGGATGACGATGGGCCACGGCATCTTGTCCATGCTTTTGGACGGGATGAAGTCCGGGACGATCAGCGACAGGACAACGAGCACCCCGAAGAGCACGGCGACAGCCGCGACCGTCGTATCCATGGGGTGCACCAGCAGCCGGTCCCACCAGCGGGGTGGGTTCCGGGTCGGTTTGAAGACATGCGTCGGCATCACTCCTCCAGCCCCTTGACGGCGTCCATCAGCTGCTCATCGGTCACACCCTCCGTGGAGACTGTGCCGTCGATGTCACAGCTGATGTTGTCCACGCAGGCTTTGGTCACCGCGATGCGGCTGCTGGTCGTGTCCGGTTTGCCTTCGATCTTGAATGCGATCTCCAGGCGAAGACCCCACATCGTGTCCCCGCCGAGCGCCCGCTGGATCTTCAGCAGATCGCTGGTCGTTTGCGGCCGCACCGGATCCGGTACGACCGGTGCCGGGGTTTCCTCCGGCTCCACTGGTGTTTCGTCCATTCCCTCTCCCCTTTCCATGAGTTCGGGTTACTTCGTGTAGGTGATGCGCAGCTTCGTCTTATTTCCGGTGAACAATCCGTAGTACTCAGAAGACGTCGACGAAGACGGAGGCAAGAAGCTGATGCCCTTCGTATTGCCGCTCTTGAATCCGGCATGCACCGAGGACGGCAACGTGATCCAACGCCCCTCCGGCTTCTTCAGCTTCTGCCGTTTCACATCATTCGCGGCCGACGACCACGACGACGGGGCGCTGGCGTGGTTATGCACACCGATGCACGCTGTGCCGCCGGCAGAGGAATGCCAGTGCTTCGCATAGACATAGACCTCGATTTTCTTCACCGTGGCACCCGACAAGCGTGTGAGCTGCGACGGGAACCCCACGAGGCCTCGCATCACACCGTTGCCCGGCACGTACGGCGAACGGCCCTGCGCGGCGGCTCCGCTGTACGTGGAGTGCGTCGCTTGGGAACCGTCGCCGGTGTAGGCCTGCCACCAGGTGGCGTTGATGGTGTCGGTGTACTGCCGCACCGGATCCGGGTCTGGTGCTGGTACAGGCGGCGGCGTGGTGCCTTGCTTGTTCGAGTCGATGTCGCGGCCGGTGTACGAGGAGCGACGGAGCCCCAGGTCGGCGACGACGACTGACCAACGGGCCGTGTCGTTGGTATCGGAGGCGACGGCTGCGCGCCCGGAGTAGATGTACACTTCCGGGCCGAGCATGATCTTCCCTTCGGGGATGTCCTCCGGGCATCGTGCGTACACGGTGACCATGGCTTGGTCGAATCCGCCTCCTCCTCTCAGGTAGTAGCGGGACCCGGTCAGCGCATTATTCGTTGCCGCGCCGGCGGAAATCGATTTTCCAGGAGCTGAATACACGATGGCTGCGCCACCGATGGTGCCACCCATGGAAGATGTTTCCTTGATCGCAGGGGTGCGGTAGGTGATCTGGTACATGCGGCCGTAGACCGCATCCAGCGTCACGACTGCACGGATGCGAGCGTGGTCGATACCTCCGACGGCGTTCCAGCCCTGGTTGGGTGTGGAGACTTCCTGGTGTGCGACGATGCCGTGTGGGATGACGGTCATCCACGCGTTACCGTCGGCGACGTTCGGGTGTTCTTCGACGTACTTCATGAACGTGGCGCCGAGAGTGTCGCGCCCGTTCATCGTCACCCCGTAATCACCGGAACCGTGCCCGCTGGTGAGCGGGTCACTACCTGTGACAACGGAACCGTCCAGCCGTGATTCGCCGGCGATGCTGAGCGCCTGCCCGGTCACGCCACCCTCGGAGTCGAGGGCAGCGAGCACCTCTCCTGTTGTCGGGTTGGTGATGGAGTAGACGGTTCCACCATCGGCACGGATCTCCGTGACCGGTTCGCCGCCCTCGGCGCCGTAGACACGCAAGCCCTGGTTGTCGAGTTTGAGACCGACAGCTTCAGCAGCGTCCGTCCAAAAGTACGAGCCGATGAACTTGCCGCCGAAGAACTCCTTGCCGACGAACATCTCCGACTTGACGATGCGAGCCGTTAGGTCCGCAATGAAACCAGTGTTCGCGGCAAGATCGTCGGTGTCGATTTGCTTGGCTTTCACCGAGCCATCAACGAGCATTTCACCCGCATACATGCGGCGAGCGCTGACATTTCTGACGCGCACATTTACGGTATCAGCGTTGCCAACCAGCCCGATGATCCATGACTTCACCGGCCATGGCGCAGGTGGGACAGTCAGTTCAAGCGAATAATCAGCTTCGGTAGGTCCAAATGAAGCAGTAGTCGAACTGGCCGAAACATTCGATCCGCCGGAGATCTCGCTATACATCCAGATGCGCGCTGACACGTTCACGGTTACAGATGACAGGCCCTTGAGGGTGATCTTTAGCTTGTCGCCTGCTTGGAAGGGGAACCCCGCGTCTCGATCCCGAAACATCAGGTAGAGGTTTGTCGATCCTGGCGCTGATGCTGTGTGGGCACCTTCTGTGACGGTCTTGTAGTTCGCGGGACTTTTGACATTCACATCGAGCACCGGGTCGATGATGGCGTAGTTCTCGAAGTCACCGAATGCTGCCATTTGGGCGGTGATTTTCCGGGACATGACTACGTCGGCCCAGAGCTTGTTGATGACAGCTTCGGACATCGTTCCAGTGGTCGCGAAGAGGTTCTTCACGTCGACCGTCTGGAAGGCCGCGGTAGCCGCCGCGATTTCTTGGGCGTTCAGGCGTGCTGTAGCGATCGTGCCGGCAGTGATCCTGTCTGCATTCAACTGGATCACGGTAGCCACCTGGGCGGCGATCTCCGAAACATTCAAGCGAGCAGTGTTGATCGTGCCGGCTGTGATGCGCGAGGCGTTCAACTGGATCACCGTGGCGACCTTGGCCGCTACGGCGTTCGCATCGAGCCGGTCAGCGCTCAGCGTGCCCGCCGTAATACTCTCGGCATTCAGCTGGATCACGGTCGCGATCTCCGCGGCCAAGCTGGCCACGTCGATCTGTGAGGCCCCGATCTTCCCGGCGGTGATCCGGTCAGCGTTCAGCTCAATGATCGACGCGATCGCCACGGCGAGCGCTGCTGCGTCGAGGCGGGCTGTGGCGATGGTGCCGGAGGTGATCTTGGCTGCGGACAGGTTCGGGATGACCGTGGGGGTCATGGCCATTGCTACCCAGCCGGATGCGGTCCATCGCCAGTAGCCGATTTCGTTGCCGTTGGCGTCGATGCGGGTCCAGATTGCATTGATGGGTCGGCCGGTGCCGTCGGCGAGCACGGGTGCGGCGGTGCTGACCGGGGCGATCAGCAGGGCCATGTCGGCTGCTGCCTTGGCGTTGGCGATCGAGGTAGGTAGCGTGGTGCTGATTGCCGTTTCCGCAGTGGATAGGCGCGACTTCGCGTTGTTCAGTTCGGTCGTCAGGCCCGGCAGTGTGGTTGAGTCCAGCGAGTCCAGGCGGGTTTTGGCCTCGTTGACCTTGGCCGTGTTCTGCTGAATCAGGTTTGGCAGGGGCGCCAGGTCAGTCTTGGCCTGGTTCAGGTCAGTTTGCAGCTGCGGCAGGATCGTCCCAGTCAGGTTCGATATCGTCGCGTCGTTGGCGCTGAGTCGCGTCTCGTGTGCTGCGAGATCTTCCTCGGCCGCGTCCAGTCGGGTCCCAAGGTTGCCGGCCTCGGTGATGACTCCGTCGTATTTCTCGTCAAGCTGGATCAGCTCGTCTTGAATATCTACCGGTGACGGGTAGCCTGGCCCGTCCAGCGTCACGGTGTCGGACATCTGAGACCACTTTCCGGCCTTCGACACCGCGACCAGACCGAACGTCCATTGGCCGGCGTCGAGGATCACTACGGCGACGTCTCCCAGCTCGCCGGTAATCGTGGCCAGTTGCGTCTCATTCGATGGCGTGAACACTTCGACGCGCGAGGCGTGCAACGACACGTGAGAGAGATCCATCGGGGACAAGGCATCACCGGCGAACTTCCCCGACCATCGGCCCTCGACGCTGCCGATACCCGCCGTCAACACAGGAGGGACGGGCTCGGGTGGCACCGGACCATTCACTGTTACCGGCGTGTGCGTGCCATCGTGCTGCTCCCCCACAATCTGCACGAGCGTGCCGTCCTGGTCGTATTCTTCGATACGTCCGGACTCGATGGCTGAGTTCGCCAGCTGCGGGCGGCCGTTGGCCGAAGCCATGCGTTTGGCTTCGGCGATCTGTTCGACCAGCCAGGCGGCGTCATCATTCAAGCGATTCAACTGCTGCTCACTTTCAAAATAATTTGGCCCGTCGGGCAGTCGATTTCTATCTCCCGCACCCGCACCCACTGGTCCAGTTGCACCCAGCCAGCATCACCGGTCAAGTACAACCAGTCACCAGCATCGAAAGAGCCGTATGGGCACATGTCGTGGTCCACCAGGGAAAGGCTGTCGAAGGTCCAGTCCGAGGTGCGGGCTTCGAGCTCATTCCGGGCTTCCCGGCCTGTCTGTGTGGTCTTCGTGAATTCCTTGCGTTCAAGCACGAGCGCACGTCGTAAGCGTCCTGCATCTCGCACTGCCGTGGAACGGACCATGCTGCGGCCCTCGCCGGCGCCCAGGACCATGACTTCCGAAGCGTAATCGCCTTCGACCAGCGGGGGCGGGGCGGTGACGTTCACGCCGATCTCCAGTCTCAGATGCTCACGTCTGACCCCGAACTCCGGGTAACCAATCCGAAGCCGATGCGATAGCGCGTCGTCACCGTCCCACGTCGTTTCTTCCCGGTAGTCGAAAGGGGTCTGGGTCGCCAGGTCCGTGATGATTGAGCCAACGTCGGGGGTGTCCCACCACGAAAGGGTGTATGGCTCTGCCTTCTGCTCCGACAGCTCGCTGACCTTGGACTTGGCGGTGTTGAACTCTTCCTTGGTTTTCGTATGCATCGCTTTGGAGTCCTTGAGGACTTCCTTCTGATCCAGCCATTCAAAAAACCAGTCGCTGGCCGCGTTGAATTTCGCGGTGGAAAGCTCGACCCATTTCTTGCCGTTCCAGGTCGACGCCGAGAGGAGTCCCTCGGCGTTGCCTTTGAACCACAGGTTTCTTTTTGAGCGTTTGTCCCCCGTAGGTTCGCTCGTGGAGCGGATCAACAGCCCGCCGGCTGGGAGCCCTGCTGCAGCGAGCGCTTTGGTCGCGTACTGGTCGACCAGTTTCGCGTCCTCTTCAGCTTGCTCCTTGGTGTAGTCCAGTTGCTCCTGCATGTACGCCTGATGCCGCTTAGCGGCCGTCAGCTGCGCGCCCTCCGGCTTCCCAAGAAACTGTCCAGATTTCACAGCGTCCACAACTACCTGCAGATCTCCCGCCGGCTTGTTCTGCAGGTTCGTCCAGATCAACCGAACCACATCCAATGGGTCAACACGGGTCGAGGAGAACTCCTTATCGACCCACGGCATCCCCGTCGGATAGGACGTGAACCCGCCTGCCGCAACGTTCAGCCAGTCCCCGTCGGTCGTGAGACCGTCGACTATGGCGAAGACCGGATCTCGACCTTCCTGTTCAGCGACAATGGCCGAGCCCCATTCGGTGAGCGCCCGCTGCCCTGAGGGAGCGTTGATCATCCGGTAGCCCAAGGGCAGGCGGCCAGAGATGCTATCAGGGCGCGAAAGCCCAACTGTCACCTTGGCCCCCTGCAGCTGCAGGTCCCGGTCTACCCACTGCCGATCAGGCAAGGTCAACAGATGAAAACGCCAGTCAGACATGCCGCCTCCTATCAGGTGGTCGAAGGGTCAGCGACTTCCAAGAATCTGATCGCCAGGGAGACTCCGGACATCCCGTCTATGGACGCTGTCCATGCTCCACCAGCTGCCCCGTATCGGGCTTTCATCACGAAGATCTGATCGGTCCCTCGAATATCGGCTGGGACGTAGACATCGTCTTCCACAATCCATGGCTGCCGGGTCACACCGCCGCTCGCGGTTCCGTCCCAGGTGTACCTCTGGGTGCTGTACTTCCGAGTTGACGCCCGCAGATAGGGGCCGAACTCAGCCCAAATCTCACCCCAGTTAGTACCTGGTTCAAGCCGCACCCCCATCCACGTGGCGCGGATCTGCGCCCGGGTCGCCCACTTCGGAACGGAAATTGTCTGCTCTCCACCCGCATTCGGGAAGTATTCGCCGTCCACCCCGGCCGCTTTCAACGTTTCGCGGTCTGCTACAACGTTCGGTCGAGGTCGCCACACGTCCGCAACGCGAGGTATTGCTACGTCACGCAGGTCAGTGATCATGCCGTTGGTGATAGTCCCGGTGGAGGCCGGAATGGTGATCTTGGCCAGCAGGATCGCTGGATAGGTCAGACCGAGCTGGTTGATGTTCGAAAGGTTTCCGGGGACGCTGGCGATGCGTTCCAAGCGGGCGTAGTTGAACGTCACCGGATCACTAGGTGCTGCACCTTCGTACTGGGGATCCAGCACCCGTGCGATGATCGCATCCGTGCGGCCGCCACCCGAGCCGGTGGCCGGGATCGTCACCGCGGTAGAAGATGGATTGCGCAGCACGTAAGTCTGCTGAGTGCCGCCGGCGTAACGATTCAGGATCAGGGCTGCTCCCGGCCGGACGGCTACCGTGCCGTTCGGGGTGGACTGGGCCTTTACCGCCAGCGATGCGGGCTCCACGATGCCCTCCGCGCCGGAGGTTGCGGCGTAGGCGAGCAGGCGTGCTACCTCCGGGGAGTGCTGGGCGCCGCCGCCCACGAACCAGGGCGTGAGATCCAAAGCCACAAGGGCCTCCTAAAAGTCATAAAGAATGAATCGAGCGCACGGTCACTATGCTGAAAGCTCCTACACGAACCGCGCATGACCGTGCGCACAGACAAAGGTGAACAATGACCGATTACCAAAGACGATTCCCGATCCATGGCGAAACGCCAGCTAGTACCAATTTGGAACTGACTCTGCGGGACACCATGCATGAACTTACTGATGCACTAGGCACCACGCAGATGACTACCGGTCATCTAGTGACGAGGCATATTGCTGACATTTTCGCCGCAGTGCACGCTGTAACCCTTGAATTGGAAAGTCGGATCAACTTACTCGAAGATGAGCTTCGAAATCGTTGATCCATGCCTTGCCTAGTAGATCCCGGCCCTGAAACACAGGGCCGGTTTCTGCTTCCTCGGTCCAGGATCGGCGCGGTCCTTTGTTTTCATTACCCATCGGGGCCTCCTTAGATTGAGTAGTAAGCGTTGCGCCAGCGCAGTTCGACCAGCGCAGTGCCAGTCGGATCGACGCCACCGAAGGTCAGATCAGAGATGCCGACGGGCAGCACCGCGGAAGATAACCGGGTTTTTCGGGTGAGCATGCCACCCACCGGAGCGGACCCGCGCAGGACGGTGCCGGCGAAAGAGTCGACGGTGACTGACTGGCCAGGCAGCAGTGTCCCTTTCAGGGCGATCTCCCACCCGGCCGCGGCGCGCACATACGGGTCAGTGATTGGCCCCTTGAATACGGCTTTCAGTGGCGTCGCCGCGGTGCCCTTGTTGTCCACGTACCCGGCGCGCGGTGCCGACGAACGGACCGTAGACAGCGGCCCGACAAGCGGAGCCATCAGGCCGCCGGTCGAGGCAGGGACGATCGGAAGCGTCAGCACGGTTTCGGACTCGTCGAAGTGCCGGCTATCCATCAAGCGGAAGTCGCAATCGATGCGTGCTCCACCCTGTTGCGCGCGGATATCCCCGTTGGACCCGGAGAACCGGTCCGGCCGCCCATACACTCGTCGCCACCGGCCGTCCAGCTCGTAGGACAGTGGGGACATAGTAAGCGGTGTCAGTCGGTGCTTCGGGTCGTGCCAGCGACTGGCCAGCGCGGATTCCAACGAAATCGCGCTGGCCAGATCTACAGCATCGGTTGTGAGGCTGATGCCCCACGTCTTGCCACCCAGGAAGTCACGACCGGGAATTACTCCATCACGCTGGGAGCGTTCAGCATCACCAATTCGCAAGCTGGATGTGCCCGAGTTGAAGCTTGTGTTGACCAAGGCCGTGTCCGTGCCGAATGTCAGCCCGTCAAACCTGAACTTCACTTCTTCCCTCCTCGGTTATTCCGACGTCGATGGTGATCCAGTGCGGAGAGGAAGTCATCAACATCAGCATCCTTAGGCAGTTGCATGGTGATCTGATCCCCTCCGTGCTGCACCTGCTCCGCTCCGCGAGCCGCCAGGTTATGAATCGATCGCCACTGGGCCCCGTTGAAAACAGGCTCCGGCGAGCGCGAGGCGTTCATTACCTGGGTTTGTCCCGGTTGCACGTATCCGCCTTGGTCGTACAGGTATGACCGGTAGTTGAACGGTGTGCCGTTGCGCCACAGCTCCGCGTGAAGGTGCGGTCCTGTGGAGCGTCCGGTGTTGCCCGAGCGTGCGATGACGTCGCCGGCTTTGACTCGCTGGCCGGGTTTTGCCGACCATCCTGAGAGGTGGCCGTAGTACGAGGACAAGCCGTTGGTGTGGTCCATGACTGTGCCCTTGCCGGTGCGGCCGGTGACGGCGTTCCATCCGGTTTTTCGGATGATGCCGTCGTACATGGCTCGTACTGCGGATCCGATCGGCACTGCGAAGTCGATGCCCGCGTGGGGGTATCGGCCTCGGGAGGTGCCGAAACCTGAGGTGATGGGGCCGCTGGCTGGCTTCGCGAATTTTCCGAGTGGACCGTCGTAGAACATTGCTCCGCCGTCGGCGACTTGTGCCGCGGCTTTCGCGTCATCTTTCTTGACGGCCCATCCGGTCATGGAGTCGATCAGCTTGTGGCCGGCTCCTCGGATCAGCTCGTTGATTCCTTCTCCCGGGAGCATGGCAGTGATTGAACCCTTGATGGGTTCAGTCAGCGCCCGTACGCCCGCGGCGATGGTTCCAACGGCCCAGTCCTTCACCGCGCCGACGGTGCCTTTCACACCGCCCCATACGTCGGACCAGAAGCCGCCGATTGGTAGTTTCGAGTTCCGCTCGTCGTGACCGCCGGTGAGCGTCGGCAGGGATTCCATCGGAGCCTGCTTTTTGCCCGCCAGCATCGCTTTGGTTTCCGCTGCGGTGTAGACGTACCCTGGACCGGTGTTGATCAGCTCGGGGCCTTCCTCGCCAACGAGTTTCCAGCCGTGCGCCATTTGACCGCCGTCGGCGAATGCTGGGAGTGAGGCAACGTCTGGCAGCTTCCATCCGAGGCCGAGCTTCTCGGCGATGCCGTTGAACATGGCTTTCAGACCATCGTTGTACACCGTGTTCACCACGAAGTTGATGGGCTTTCTTACGATGTTCGCTACGGAATCCCAGATCCCTTGAACTGCTTCCTTGCCGGATTTGAAAGCGGCAGGGAAGTCGCCCTTGAGCAGGTTCGCGATCGTGTCAAATACGGGCTTTCCCCATTTATCCCATACGATCCCGAAGGCTTGCGTCAGGGAGTCCCACCCGGATTTGATCCAGCCGAAGGCAGGCTTGAGCGCATTATTCCAGAGCCACGAAGCGCCGGAGGACACCGCGTCCCAGGCTGGTTTCAGGATGTTCGTCCAGGCCCAGCCGATCCCTGTGGCCAGTACGTTCCAGCCAGCGCCGATCCAACCGAATACGGGTTGCAGGATCGAGGTCCAAAGCCAGCCTGCGGCCACGGCGAGCGCGTCCCAGGTTGGTTTGAGGATGTTGTCCCAGGCCCATTTGGCGTTGTTGGTCCAGTTGGTCCAGGCTTCGGAGATCCAGGTGAAGGTTGGCTGGAGGATGGTTGTCCAAAGCCAGCCCGCTGCGGCTGCTATGCCGTCCCAGGCCGGTTTGAGGATGTTCTCCCAGGCCCAATTCATTCCCGTCATGAGCCCGTCCCAGGCTGGTGCGATCCAGGCGAGGAAGGGTTCGAGGATGTTGGTTTGCAGCCAGCCCATGATGGTGCCCCAGTTGGCGACGGCGACAGCGACAAGTGCTGCGCCGGCGACGATTGCAGCGACGACCCAGGTGATGGGGTTGGCGAGCATGGCCGAGTTCGCTGCCCATTGGGCCACGGTGTAGATTCCCCACGCGGTGGCCAGGCCGCCGAGCCCGATGCCCATTGCTTCCATGACCCCCGGTGTCTGGGTAACCCAGTTGAGGACTTCTTGTGCCGGTCCTAGGAAAGGCTGGATTCCGTCGGCGATGAGGCCTTGGAATCCTCGGCCGAGGGATTCGAGCGATGCGGTTGGTCCCGAATTGATGGCGTCTGTCATCTGCTGGGCGGCGCCTGCGGTGCTATCGAAGGCGTCACCCATGGGGTCGATCATGCCGAGGAAGTTCGGGATCTGGTCAGTGCCGAGGTCTTCGAGTGGTGTTCCGAAGAGCGCGAGGCTGGCCGCGGCTTGTTCGCCTGGATCCTTGATTTCCTGGAGGCCGTGAACGATTTGCGCCATGGCGCCTTCTGCCCGGTCGCCGCCAGCCAGAAGATCGTTGGTCATGGTCGTCATGTCCAAGCCGAGCGCGGAGTATGCGCCAGCGGTGCTCTTGGACATGTCTGTCGAGCGGATCGTGAACTCTTTGAGCGCGTCGCCCATTTTGTCCATGCCGATCGCGCCGTCCTGCGAGGACGCTACGATGATGCCCATGGCGGTGTCGCCATCGATGCCGAGCTGCGCAAAGTGCTTGGAGTACTCGTCGAAGACCGGCAGGATTTCCCCGCGCATGGCTTGGGGTACTTTCTGCATGGATCCGGCAAGCATGTCCATGGCTTGGTCGGCGTCCTTGGCCAGACCGTTCTTGATCAGGATGCCGGCGGTCGTCGCGGATTCTGCGACTCCCACGCCCATGGCCTTTTCGAGGCTTAGGGCTTTGGCGGTGATGGATTCGATCTGCTCCTCGGAGGCATTGCGCATCCCCTGCATGGAGGACACGACGGCGTCCACGGCACCCGTGACGCCTTCCATGGAGTCGCCGAAATTGTCAGCGTAGAGATCGCCGGCGACAGCTCCCCATTTTTGGGCTTCTGCCGGGGTGGCCCCCAGCGAAGCTCCGAGTACCGCGGCGCCATCGGCTTCACCAACTGCGCTCGTGAAGCCGCTGGCCACCAGTGCGGTGGCGCCGGCGACGGCGGTGAGCTTCGTAATGAGCCCACCCATGCCGCCTGTTGCCGCCTTGAATGAATCGTTGGCTGAGCCTACAGAGGACTTGACCTTGTCCCATTTGCTGGGTGCCTTACCTACTTCGGCGGTCTGCTTCTTCTGGGCCTCGGTCAGCTGTTCGCTGATCTTGGCAGCGGCTTTTGATTCTTCCTGAAGCGCAGCTTCTGCGTTCTCGTACTTCCGAGTCGCGTTCTCTGCTTTCTCCTTGGCCGCGGCCAGCTTCAGCGTTGCCGACTGGGCCTGTGCCGATTCGCTACCGTACTTGCTGATCGCGTCGGTGAGCTTTACCTGCGCGTCCAGCTCGGCGGCTTCGGCTTTGTTCTTCGCCTGTCGAGCGGTGGAGATCTCCTGCTTGAGCTTGCCCAGGGCGGCTTCGCTCTTCTTTGCGGAGATCTCCAGCTCTTTGACGAGCCCGTCCGTGGCTCCGGCGGAGTTGTCGGCCATGGCCCTGGTGAATTCATTGCCAGCTTGCCGGCCGGCATCGCGGGCGACCTGGGTAGCTCCGCGCTTGAATCCTGTAGCGAATGGCGACATGTTGGCCAGTACGTCGACCCATACTTCGTCGGCCACAGTGCGCCCTCCTTTCTCTGAAATGAATCAGTGAGGGTTTGGGCGCGCCAGGACTTTCAGAAGGTTGTCCTGCATCTGGTGCTCTGCGGCCTTTTCGAGTTCCTGGTGTTCGCCGGTGCCGGCTTCGGGCCGTGGCAGATACTCCGGTTCCAGTGCGGCACTATTTCCGCGGAACAGGTTATGCAGCTGGATGGAAAGATCGCGGAGCCGGCCGCTGATGTCCCACAGCATCCATTCCTCATCGCCCCACTCGCCGGACACGGCCCGGGCAACGGGGTTCTTCGGCGGGAGGTTTTCCACCATGACGCGGAATTTGCGGAGACTGATCTTCCCGGAGAAAACATCACTGAGCGGGTCGCGCCCGGGGTACGCCTGCAGCAATGCCGCCTCGTACGCCTCGGGCTCGGCCCCAATCAGTTCAGCTATCCCCTGTACCGGAATTTTCCCAGCGAGTCCTTGTACTCCTGGGTTTCAGCTCCGAAGACCAGTGCCAGGTCATCGGTGGTGTAGCCGGCGGCTTTCCACTTTTCCAGCTGCTCTTCACTCGACAGGTCCGGGTGTTCACCCAGGATGACCATGGCGGATTCGTCGCCCGGTGAAGCAGTCTGCAGGCGCTTCATGAAGTCCTGGAAATCTGGGGTGTCCTCGACCTGGAAACCGAGGCGGATGAACACGCGCTCGTCCTTGCCGATTTCAATTGGCAGCAGCTCGTCGGTTCCGACGTTCTCTGCCAGCTGCCTCTTGAAGCGGTCCATGCGTACGACGCGGCGGGTTGGTTCAGCCATGATGATGGCTCCTTTCGTGGGGAATCTGGGGAATCAGCTAAGTGGTTGGGGCTGGCAGGATTCCCCTCGCTGCCAGCCCCAACCGGTTCGGGGGTCGCCCGGTTATGGGACTTGGTGGTAGAACGGTCCGTCCTGCAGCCGCGAGTACGACTTCTTAGCGACGGCATCGCGGAAGAGGCCCCAGGTGCACGAGTAGGTCTCCGCAGCGTTGCGCGCCAGCTTACGGGCGCCCTTCGCGGTGATTGCAGCTCGGTAGGCGTACTCGTAGCGGTAACGAGCCATGTCGCCTACCCCGTCAATTGCGATCACGCCGAGCCGCATGTACGGGTAGTCGGAGATGGCGCCGTCGTGGTAGATCCACGGGCCTACGCTGGTTGCCGGCCAGTCTTCGACCGGCACGCCGTGCCACAATGCCTGGACGTAGGCATTGTCTTCGCCCAGGTTCGTGAGGAGGGTCTTCTCGATACCGGTCAAATCGCGACGGACAGGTTCGAGGGCCTGGTCCATCTGGGTGTTTTCCGAGCTGACCGAGTCTTCCTGGTCGATGCCGTCGGTCGTGATGAATCCGAAGATCTTCGCGTCTGCGGGCAAGATCGGCAGGTGGTCTTCCACCCCGAAGAAGGTGGTAGGTGGCGCGGAAGTCATCGGCTGCACAAACAGCAACTTAGACCCCCACTTGCGGACGTTAGTATCCACGTTGGCCTGATCCAGATCGATTTCTGGCATGATCGCGGCCCCTTTCTAGATATAGAAGAAGGGCCGCATCTGCAGCCCTCGACGGTGGTTATGGTTTCGGTCGGAAATCGACAGTGTACGAAGCGGTTGCCTGGTGCAGGTCCGTGTTTCCATATGGTTCGGCTGTCGGGTGGAAAGCCAACCGCACGTCGTCGGCGTAGCCGTCAGCTGTTCCCTGGCATCGGAGCTTGCGCATCCGATAGTCAGCTTCATCGAGCAGGTCCAGAGCGGCGCCGCGACCTACGGCATAAGCGCAGATCTCGACTGTCGGCGAGCGAGTGATATCTTGCTCGCCCCCGCCAACGACCTGCACCTTGTAGGCTGGAGCGGTTTTCTGCAGGTTTTCATCGGTCTCAGTGAAAATGGGTGGATCGAGCCCCGCCCGCAGCCAGCCAAGCACAAACGCTTCAGCCTTCGGGTAACGGCTCAGGCTAGGCATCCGTGGCCCGCCTGAGGATCTGCTGCCGAGTCAAACGGCCGTACCCGTCGATCTTGCGCATGTCTTCGGTGACCGTTGCTTCGACTCGCGCAAAGGAGCGCAGCAGACCGCTGGGTGACCCGGTGCCAGGACGCGTTCCTTGCCGGACTTTCAGCGCCTGCGCAAACTGGCGCTTGCCATCCTGCAAGGCGATCGACTTCGCCCGGGGAAGAACCCGTTCAGCTTTTGCGGCGAGCGCTGCCCGGACCGCCGGTGACTGCATCGCCTGGTTCAGCTTCTCGGTACTGAGGTTCGGCTGTTTCAACGGCCACCTCCTTTACCGGTGCAATCAGGCCCAACGCGATCGCGTCGGCTTGGCTGTACTTGTTCCCGCGGAAGTCGACACGACCGTCTTCTTCCAGGGATGGTTCATGCTGTGCCATGGTGTCTAGCCTTTCTGATCAATGAGGTTGAGTTCGGTGTGGTCGAGGATTCCCGAGGCGAAGTGCTTGGGTTCGGCTTTCACCTTGTAGGGGTTCCCGGCCACGGTGATGATCGACCCGGCGGTGATGCGTGGGTTGAGGGGCCCGCTGATGAAGTACTCCCCGGTGACGGTGTGCTTTCCGGCTCGGTCCTCGGTGGATGAGGCTGGCTGGAAGTTGCAGGGTCCCCAGTCGATCCGGGTTCTGGTTTTGGAGGGTGTGCCGTCCGGTGCCGGAGTAGTTGCCCCGGTCGGCACGTGCGCGGTGACCATGACCTGGTGCAGTGCGTCGGTCATTCGTACACCTCTTTCCAGTCCGGGAAGATCCGGTTTAGGCCGTAGGCCATGGGGGCTTTGATCTGGGGCAGCGGCGTGGATGCCGCGACCCCTTCGAAGATCTCCACCATCCACTCTTCGAAGCTGAGCCGTTCGTCGCCGCCGGAGGAGTCCAGGGTGATGGCCCGGGACTCGGCTCCGGCGGCAACGGCTACGGATTTCACTCCGTTGTTTTCGATCTTCGGAAGGACCGAGAGCACCATGCTCACGACGACGTCGGTGACGTCTTCGAGTTGCAGTGTTCCGGCGGCGATCCGCTGGTCTACGTCTTTCCAGCGGCGTCGGATCTTTCGGGATGCTGCTCCGATCCAGTACTCGACTCGGGTGGATTCGACCGGTTTCAGCGGGCGCCATGCGTCGACGATGTCTTTGACCTGCGCAAGGTCAGCCATGGCCACCCGCCTTCCTACTTCGTGCCGGTGGTCTTGGCCGCCGGGGTCTTGGCGGCGGCCGGCTTGTTGTCGGCGTTGGCGGCTTCGAGCTGTGCGTTCGCTACGGCCAGCTTTCCGTTTGCTTCGGCGGCTTCTGCCTTGGCTGCTTCGGTGGCAGCCTTGGCTTCTTCCAGCTGGGCCTTGAGCGCTTCGACCGGGTTCTGCGCCGGCGGCTGCTCGGTCACGGTGACCTTCTCGATCAGCTTGCGGCTGACCAGGTGCTTCAGCTGCTCCTCGTCCACGCCTTCAGGGATGATCCCACCGGCGCGGACGATGCGGGCGACACGGTTGCCGTTGGGCGAGCCCACGGAGACCTTCACGACGGAGGCCTTGGCCTTGTACAGAGTTGCCATGGCTTAGGCCCCCGTTCCGGTCATGTAGATGCCGGCCAGCGGGTTGGTGACCACTGGCACGTGCGGGTTGCGGGCCTGCAGGCGGGTCTTGTCCGCCTTGCTCTCGCGGATGGAGGCAACCTCCACGCCGGTGTCGTTGCCAACCGGGCGGTACTCCGGCGACGGGATCGACTCGCGGGCGATGCCGCCGAGCAGGCGGCGGTCCAGGAACAGCGGGTCGGTGACTTCGCCGCCGTCTGCTGCCACCCAGGTGATGCCGCCGATGGTCGGGAAGGCGCCGGTCTTGGCGGTGTCGTCGCTGTCCGGCAGGACGTCCAGCAGCTCAGACACGATCTCGGCGTGCTGGATGCCGTCAAGCACGACGGTGTCGATGTCGTAGCCCAGCTTCAGCGCGCGGACGGTGGCCTTGGCGCGCATGGCATCCTTGAGGATCTGCTTGCCGTTGGTCCATGCGCCGCCGGCGATGGTCTGGGTCACCGAGGACTGGATGACGCCCAGTGCCGCGTCGTTGGCGCTGAACACCAGTTCGGTCTGCAGGAGCAGCAGCGCGTCATCGATTGGCTGGCGCAGGAGCCGGCCCACCTGCTCGTCGGTGACCTCGGTGGCGATGCCTTCCTTCAGCGCGGTGTACAGCTCGTACTGCTCGGCGCTCAGCGGGGTGAGCTTGTACTCGGCGCCTGGGGCGACGGTCTCGGCGCCGCGGTCGGTGCGGATGATTTCCTTGGACGGCACCATGATGGCGCCACCGCTGACCTGGTAGCGGCCCTGCAGCAGGAAGTTGCCGAGGAACTGCTGGGACGTGAGGATGTCGCCCAGGCGGCGGGCGAGCAGAGCAGGAGACTTGATGAAAGCCAGCAGGTCCGCGGCGCTGGCGTTCTCCGTCTGGCTCGGGGTGAATGGGTAGGTAATCATGTCTGGATGATTCCTTTCTTCTAGCGCTGGAGAACCTGGACCAGCTTGCCGTCAGCGGCAGCGGTCAAGGCCAGACCGATGACGGTCCCGGTCGTAGCGGTGCGGACGGCTCCTGCGCCGGCGGCTTCGAGGCTTGCGCCCAGAGCCACCTCGCCGGATGCCTTCAGCTCGTGGATCACTTTGCCGACTTCCACGGTGACCTTGTCACCGATCGCGGCATCGTGGCCGGCAATCCCCACGTAGGAGGTGCTGGCGGCCGCGGCCGGAGCCACGGAACGGTCGGTCGCGCCGACCTGGACAGGATGGCCACCGACTACTGCGGTGGTGACATCGAAGGTGACGGTGTCACCCGGACGATGGATTGGCAGGTACTGGCCCATGGTTAGGACTCCTTCGTGGTCTCAGCGGTCGCGAAGACCTTGCTGTAAACGGTGTCTTCATCGGTGGCCTGGTCCACGCCACCGGTGTAGCCCTTGGCTTCGACCGGCACCAGGCCGGGGGCCAGCGCGTTCAGGCTTTCCTCGGCACCCGGGTCGGCCTTCAAGGCGTTGATCCAGTGCTCGCGGCGTGCTGGCGGGATGCGGCCCGATTCGACAGCCGAGTCCACCACCCGGTTGCGGTGCTCCTCGATCTGCTGGTTGCGGGCCTCACGGCCGGCCGAGGCATCGTTGAGCAGCTGCGAGTACTGCGCCTCGTCGAGCACCACGGTGCCCGGTGCAGGCTGCTGGACGGCGGACGCCGAGGCTGCAGCATCTTGCGAGTCTTCGGCACGCTCGGCGAGCGCTTCGTCCAGTTCGGCCAGGACCGCTTCCTCGGAAACGTCGGTGGCCTTCGGGTCGATCCCCAGACGCTTGATCACGCCCTGGAGTAGAGAGTCCGACATGTCGGCTCCTTCCTTTGTGTGGGGCTGGTTCGGGGATTCCGTTTCAGCCAGATCGTTTCGCCACTGGCCGGCGACGGCGAGCGCCTCGTCCAGGTGGGCTTGGATGTCGCGCCGGGCTGGCGTGGCATTGGTCGGTGTGGGTGCCGGCGCGGCGCGGCGGCCGGCGTAGGCGAACACGCTGAAGTCCAGGCGGTTCTTCAGGTCTTCGGCTTCGGTTTCCGCGGTGCCGACGATGCTGTCGGCGAGTCCGGCGGCTACGGCTTCCTCGGCGGTGTACCAGGTCTCGGCGACCATGCGTTCGCGCCATTCGTCGCGGGTGCCGCCGGCGCGGTCGGCGTAGACGGAGGCGATGGTGTTGGAGATGCGGTCGAGGAAGTCGGCGGCTTCGCGGAAGTCGGCTGGGTTGCCGATCGCGATGGTGAGCGCGTCATGGATCATGATTTCGGCGCCCTTGCCCATGACGATCTCGTCGGCGGCCTGGATGATGAAGCTGGCGGCGGAGGCGGCCAGCCCGTCCACGGTGGCGACGACCTTGGCCTTGTGCCGCTTGAGCGCGTTCATGATGGCCACCGCGTCGTAGACGTCGCCGCCTGGTGAGTTCACGCGGAGGTTGATCGTGTTCGCGGTGACGCCGGAGAGGTCCTGCACGAACTGCGATGCTTCGACTCCCCACCATCCGCCGATCTGGTCGTAGATGAAGATCTCGGCCGCGTCGGATTCGGTGCCGGCTTCCATGCGGTACCAGCTGGTCTTGTTCTCAATCCGCGGCGTCAGGGGGTTCTTCTGCTTCTGGTGCGGCATCGGCTGGTGCTCCTTCCGTGGTTGGCTTGGTGCGTGCCGTGGCGGTGTCTGCCGGGGGCAGGCCGTAGACGGTGCGCAGGTAGATTTCGAGCGGTTCGTCTACGACGATGGCGCCGCAGTCGATGAGCGCCTTGATTGCCTCGGCTGTGGGCTGGTGGCGTGAGCCGATCTCGTCGAAGGTCACCAGCGGGGCTGGTTCGTCCGGGCCGAAGTTCAGGTCGACCAGGTCTTCGACGATGTGCTGCGAGGCGGTCTCCGCGATGTAGCCGGCGAACGTCTGCAGGGACAGGGTGAAGAAGTCCGCGAAGGTGCTTCCCAGTGCCCAGGAACCGGTTTCGGTGCCGAGGTTGAGGAAGTGGGCCAGTACTGCACGGGCGATCTGCTCGTCGTAGTAGCGGATGGGGGCTTCGGCGTCCGGCAGCTGGCCGGTGACTCCGAGCAGGTCGAGCTTTGCCTTTGGCGGGATGGAAGCGCCGGAGGTTTCGCCGGAGCGCACGCCGCGGGCGATGGCCAGGCCAGCGTCCACCTGCGCCTGCATTGCCGTCTGGTACTCGGCGACGGTCATGTTCTCCGGCAGTTCTCCGGCGGTGTACACCGGGAAGCCCATGCCGTTGCGGTCCACAGACTGCAGCTGAACCCGGAGCATGCGGTCCTTGAGCAGCCAGAACTTGTACGCCGGGCGAAGCAGCGACTGGCCCAGCCAGTTGCCGCCCTCCCTGTCGAGCACGTACGCGACCAGGCGCTCCACACCCATGCTGGACTTCTTGCCGGTCGGATCGCCGAGCTGGTGCAGGGTCTTGAGCCCGCCGTCGGCGTCCACGTCGACCTGCGAGATGGTGCGCTGCGGGCGGAAACCCAGCTTGCGGAGCCGCGCGCGGCCCTGCTCGTCGATGCGGTAGACCTGCTCGAAGTAGGCGTGCCCGAAGGGAAGCATCAGCAGTGCGAGGCGCAGATGCTCCTTCCAAGAGAACCTGTCTCGGGAGCGCGGCGCGGTGACGGCCGGCTGTCCTTTGATCGGCAGGCCCAGATCCTCGGAGACCAGCTGCACTACCTCGGGGCGCGCCCCGTTCGGGTCGATGCGCCATTCGGTGCGGATGATCGGCAGGGTCACGGCCCTGAGCACTGACATGACCTGCGCGTCCTGCCGGCGCATCTTGTCGTACACCTCGATGTTGAGGGGCCAGCGCAGTTCCGGGGTTTCTTCGTCCTGCTCGTAGCCCCAGAAGCTGGAGGCTTGATAGCCTCGCTCGTCTTGCGGTGCGGCCATTGACCCTCCTCTCAAAATCCGATGCTGCCGATGTCCGAGGTGTAGCCCTGCCCGCTGTCATAGCTGGTGTGGCTGTCCTGGACGTGGGTCGCAACGTCGCTGGTCTTCACCGCGGCCGGGGCTGGCGGCGGTGGCAGTTGTCGGTCTTCCTTGCGGGTCAGCAGCCACAGCGCGGCCACGGCGGCCATGAGCGGGGCCGTGTCGGCTGGGGAAGCCTTGTCGTCTGGCAGCGTCGCGCCGCCGCTGAACTTCTTCAGCACCGCGGTGGTCGCCGCCAGATCCAGCGGAGGCTGCTTGTGGTGGCGCAGGCTCTTCCCGGTGACCTCGTCCATGAACCGGGACCAGCCGTTGGTGAGGTCGGTTCCCTGCCACGGGATCACCGGCACGTCGAAGTCGTTCTCCGGGTCATCCTTGGCTTCGGCCAGATCCTCAATCAGCGAGGAAACCTGCGCGCCCTTGGACTGGCCTGTGACGGACTTGATTCGCCCGCGGCGCTTGGAGTTCATCAGGTAGCCGCTCGTCCAGCTGGTGCCGTGCCTGGCGGCTACGATCTCCACCTGCGGGCGGCCGTCGGTGCGGTGCCCGGCGAAGGCCATGTACACGTACTCGCGGTCGCTGGATTGGGCCAGCCCCACGGTCACGTCAGAGATGATCCTGTCGGCTTCCGCGATTTGAGGCATGCCGTCTGGGCCGATCTCCGGCTTGTTCTGTCCTTCTTCCCATACACCTGGCGGGAACGGGCCTTCGAGCACGCCGTCCGTCCACTGGCACAAACACTCGGTGCGGAACACCCATTCGGGGTCGGTCTTGCAGGCCGCGGCCAGCGTGCGCTCGGTGAAGCCCGGGTTCCAGCCCACCGAGGGGTTGGCCTGCGCCCAGCCTTCGCGGTCCCACTTCGAGCATCCGGGAGGAGCCGACCATTCGAACAAGCCGAGGCTGTCGGGCTCCTGCTCCCACTCGTCGTCTTCCTCGTACTCCTCGTCATCATGGTCATCAGCGGACTCCATACCCAGATCGATCACGTCGGGCAGCAGGTCTTCACCGGACTTGCAGATGCCGTCCGGATCCCCCGCGCCCTCGTGGCCCATCTGGCGAAGGTAGCGCAGCACGATGCTGGTCACGTCGCCGGCGTTGGACAGCGCGAGGATCAGCGCTTCCAACTGGGCCATGGTGGTCTTGGTGATCGCTCCCCAGGCATCCCAGTTCTGATGCTCGCGCAGTTCGTCGAGCAGGATCAGGTTTCCAGTGAAGCCGCGGCCCGCCTTGCGGTTAGCCGCCTTGACCTTGTACCTAGTCTTGACCCGCTTGGTCTGCTTGAAGTCCTCGACGTCACGGATGATCTCCAAGGCCTTCTTGCCGTTGACCTTCACGACCTTGTCGATCAGCGGGGCCAGCTCTTCGGACTCCTCGACCATGTCGACGGCGCCCTGCCAGACTTCCTCTGCGGTCTCCAAGTCCTGCGCGGTACCGAGCACCAGCGGCCAGCCCCACACGCAGATGATCCACAATGCAAGCACCTGCGAAAGCGTGGACTTGCCGTTCTGGCGAGCAATCAGCACCACCACGGTGCGGAAGCGCAGCTGGCCATCTTCCAACAGCTCCAGCATGTGCACCAGCAACCACTTCTGCCACGGAAACAGGTTCACCTTGAGAACCTGCTCCGCGAAGTCGATCACGTCATAGCCGAGAGTCCACTCCTCCGCCTCCGGCGAGCGCGGTTCAAGCTGGTGCAGCGGCGGGGTGTAGACGCGTGGCTTTTCCTTGCCGTAGAGCTTGGGTCGCTTCTTCCTACCCGGCTTGGCGGCGCCTGTTCGCCCGTTCCTGGAAGCTTGAGACGTTGCTGCCACCGCCTACCCCCTTGTCCTGCTTTGGAGGCTCTGGCGCGGCTCCTGCGCTCAGCGCAGCGGGAGTGATCTGAAGCTCGGAGCACGTCTTCACGTACTGCGGAAGGATCTTCACCACGGCGTCATTCAGTGACTCCATGGAGTCGCGCTGTGCTTCGTCGATCATCCATGCCTGGGTGCGGGCCGCGGCTATCAGGCCTGTGTACTTCTTGCCGGCATCGCCCTGCAGGTGCGGTGAGTTGGCGATGGCCGCGGCGGTGGCGTCGGCCATGTAGCCGCGCTTGCGGGTCGGCCGGACCAGCGGGGCGAAGCGGTCGCCCCAGGTGCGGACCTGCTCGTTGAGCTTCCGGGCGACTTCCAATGCCGGGTGGGCTTGGACTTTGCCGCGGGAGTCGCGGACGACCATGCCTTCCTCGTCGATTCGGCTTTCAGCTTCGCGGAGCCGGGAGACCAGGAAGCAGTAAGCTTCCAGCGCCTGCCGGTCCACGGTGCCGGCAATGTCGTTGGTGGCCACGATCTCGTCCCAGACTTCCTTGACCTTCTCGGGTAGCCGGTCGGGCGCGGTCAGGCGTGGGTCGCGTTCTTCAGTTCCGTCCACCAGGTCACCTCCTGCGCGGTCAGTTCGCGCGCTTGGATGTCGGCGGTGCCGAGCAGCTTGAGCGGTTGGAAGGTTCCCGCGGTGATCGCTTCCAGCTGGGCCGCGGCGATGCCGTTGCCGTCGGTGGCCTCGGAGTCGGCACGGTCGATGTACTCCGGACGGAGCCGGGCGACCAGATCGGAGAGTGTGCGCCGGGACTTGCGCCAGTCCACCATCGTGGCGATGTCCGGGACGCTCATGTGCGGGTAGTCCGCCAGCACGTCGCGGACGGCCGGCTCGAATTCCTCGGTGGCGCTGGGACGCCAGTACTCCAAGCGTGCGTCCTCGGCGAGCGCCCTGCGGATCGCGTTGCGGGACACCTCGTGGTCTCGGGAGATCTCGCGGATCCCTCGGCCGTCGGCGTGCAGCTGGATGATCTTGGGACGGTCACGCATGACGGCTGCTATTCGAAGTGGACGATCGGTTCGGTGGATGTCGCGACGATCGGCGTCAGCACTTCCATCTCTTCGTCTGTCGTCGAGTCGTGCACGTAGAGGATGTCAGCTACAACGCCGATTCCCTCGCACGAGTTCGCGGCCATGACGCGGATGCTTCCGCCGTTCTGAAAGTTGATGAGGCGTTTGCCAGGGACTCGCGAGATGCGCGACGGGTCCAAGTCCAGTGCTGGATCAATCAGCGCGTCCATCCCTATCTTGGCGCTCTGAGCACCGGGGAACGCGATGGCCACACGCTTGCCCAGCGCGGCTTCGGTAAGCACTGCCTGCAGCGCTCCCTTGGTTGGAATCACGGTTTTCACGATGGGGACCTTTCGCTCAAATAGTTAGGCGGGTTCACTTTCACCGCCATATTGCCTTGTCAACCCTAAAAATGGTTCGGAATCCCCCAGGGGGGAGAGGGAGGTAACCGGCGCGACTTACTTTCACCTCGGGGTGCTGGATTTTATTGGGTCTCGGCCTGGTTACCAGTCGTCCTTGACGCCCAAGCCGGTCTGGATGTTGGGTCCGGCGGACTTGTTGCAGTCCAGATGTGCCGGGGCCCAGTTCGTCGGGTCCCAGGTGAGCTGCGGGAAAAGCTTGCGAGGCTTGACGTGCTGCACGCTGCATGACTGCGGGTGCGGGTACATCAGCGAGTAGTCGATGGACAGTTCGCAGATGACGCATGGTGTCTTCGCTCTACGGCCCTTGGTCTTGACTTGGCGCAGCGCTTCGGATGCGGATCGTCCGCTCCATGGCTTGACCGGCATCTGGTTCAGGCTCATGAGTTGATCACCTCACTGCACTTGGGAATGACGAAGCCCCGAACATCTTGGGGTCTGTCCGGGGCTTCGAGTCTCTGGGTTAAATGACGAACCCCCGAGTCTCAGAGAGATTCGGGGGTTCGATTGAGCCACTAAGGCCATTCAATCAGTAAATTTACGGTGCTATGTCAAATCCGTCAAGTCAGGCCCGCTTCTTGGAAAGCCGCGGCCCTCTGCGCTTCTGAGCTCCCAGGGACTTGAGCATGTTCGTCCACGTATCCCACTGCACAGTATGTCCGGCATCGGTGGAGCACTGCACGATGTGGGCACCGGCCCGGTTCTCCACCACGACCAGTTGAGCACTGCATCCCGGGCGCTTGCAGAACTGGTCAGGTAGATCGACCTTGGTCTCGGCTCCATGCGTTGCCGTGACCGTCCAGCCTGCCGCGTCCCGGATCCACCAGTAGGCATTCTTCGTGAACGTCTTATCCGCAGCTCCCGCGATCTTCACCGCCTGGCTCCGAGACAACCACTCCGCCAAGCTTCCGGTGTCCTGGTACACAGGCAAATGCACACCATGGTCATCGACCAGTCGCAGCACCACCGACCAGATGTTGTCCCGAACCACTCGCAGCGCATCCGACACCGCCACATTGATCGGCACCGGCGCCTCGATCCGCTGGGCATGGCGCTCACTGCCACCACCACCGAACCCGGCATGCAACGCTTCCTGAGCGTCATCCCATCGAGCGGCCACGAACCTCAGGTCGGCAATCATCTGGTCATTGCACTCACCGCACAAGTTCAGGCCCGGCATGGATGCCGGGGGCCAGCTGTCCGGGTTATCCAGCAGATGAACCACGCATACCCCCGCTGCTTGCTTCGCCGTCTGGATGCATCCCCAGCACCCGCAATACGGTGACTCCCTATGCTCTCCCAACTACAGCACCTCCTCGCAGCACTCGAATGATCTGACCCGACACGTAATCGATCGGGCGCCACACCTCGGCCGTCGCACCACCACGACGCAAGCCGTTGATCCAGGACTCCTGATCTGTGCTCACCCGACCGGTCTGGGTCTTCAACTCAGCGAACACGAGCTTGCCGGACTTGCCGTGCACGAGCACCAGATCAGGGAAGCCAGGATTAGAGCGCCGGCTATCCGCGGTGTGATACGTCAGCGTGTAGCCCAGGGGCTTGGCCAGCTGGATCACTTGCGATTGGAAGGTTGCTTCGCTCCACAACAGAGCAGGATGGTTCTTCATCATGAGTTCTTTCTCTTCCGAGGTCTTCTACGTCTTGAGCGGTTGGCAGGAGGGCTTGACGGTTTAGGAGATTCAGGGTGGGAAAGATCGCGCCTCCCGCCCCTACCCGTCCCGTCCCGGCCCGACCCGTCCCGACCCGTCCCGGCAGATCTAGATCCGACACCCTCAGGTTTCTTGATGATCAACTGATTATTTTTTGATTCGGAGTTGATCTGAGCCGGTGCGTGGGACGAGCCGGTGATTACCGTTGCGTCGTCGCCAGCTGGAGTCTCACCCTGGCGGGGAGTCGCGACAGCCTCGCTGCCCAGTGCTTCGAGCATCTCCGAGTAGTCGTGGAGCCCTGCGTCGATGTCCGAGAAGGACATGCGCTCTTTCCGGGCCGGTTGGACCGGTGCCTCGGAGTGCTCAACCACGGGCGCTGCCGTTGCTTCCTGAGCGGTGCGGGCGGACGAGCCGGTGGTAGCCGTTGCGTCGTCGCTTGCCGTTGCCTCAGCCGAAGCTGTGGCCGGAGCCTGCGCCTTTTCAGGTGCCGGAGCGGTGGTGGGAGCGTGTAGCTCAACACGTTCGGTGGAGACCTTGACCAGGATTCCCGCCTTGTCGCGCAGCCACGCGACGGTGTCTGCGGTGAAGTACGGCGTTCCTGGTGCCGGTCTGAGTTCTTTGTCCCAGTACTCACCAGCCTTTCTCTTTGAATTGCAGGACTTGCAAGAGACCACGAGCCGTTCGATCGGCGTCGGATCGGAATTGTCCAGGTCCTTCGGGTCGAGATGGTCAATCTCCCCGGCCCGGATGGACTTGCGGTCATTGTTGAATGTGACCAGGCGGCCACACCAGCGGCACTCGGCGCCATCGCGCTTGATGATGGCGCCCTTCTTGGCCATGTCGTAGGTATCAGCGCGACGGTTCTTCTCGCGGTCCTTGTCCGACTTGAGGATCATGTGAAAGAGGTCGTCATCCTCCACGAGCTTGAGTACCCGGCGCATACTGCCGTTCTCCTCAATCTCCTTCTCTTCCAGAATCCCGCAATACAGCGCCGCCCCGAGCAGGTCCTTGTACCTGCTCAGGCCGGCGAGCTGCTTGGCCGTGCCGATCTCCACGATGTAATCCCGGTCAAACGCCGCCGATTGCGTGGCGCAGCGATTGGCCCAGCCGTACATCTCATTCAGGAGACGATCGTCAACCTCATCCAGCTCCAGAACACGCAGCACCAACGGGTGATTCGCCGACACGTCCGACTGCTTCAACCACGACATGCTTGTTCCTGTTCGTATCTCTCGCACGCGGCAATCTGAAGGCTACGGCGAGCGCTGGTGGGTGGTGTTTGGTGTTTCGGGGGTTTAGCACTGGTTCGCGCCTGCTGGAGGCTCTGGGAAGCGGTAGAGGTGCCAAACGAGCCTGTCGGCCAGGCAGCTGGCTATGTGCTCGGCGTTTTCGGGGATGCGCTGCCCGGTGCCGAAGACCTGAACCCTCTGGTTTCCCATGGTCTTGGCCCTCCAGGTGTCTCCATCCAGCTGGGCTTCGACCCAGACTTCGACACGGTCGTGCTCGTGCGTGATGTGCTTATTTCGGTATTCAGTGAAGTGCACGATCTTCCCGGACGGGATCTCGTGCGCCTGGTCGTTGACCTTGAGCTCGTATCGGTAGATTCGACGGTTCATGGCGTGGCCTCAATTCTGATGATGTGCTCTGGGTGGGCTTTGGTCTCCATCTGCTCGCCGTTCCACTTGACGGTGAGCTTGCTGGAGAACTCGCTGTGCGAGGTGAAGACGATCTGGCCGTACATCATCCTGTTTCCTGGCAGCGGGATTCGGGCGTGAAGTCCGTGGTGGAAGTAGTTGATCGCGCCGATTCGGATCTCTTCCATGTCCACGAGCGGGTCGAGCATCTGCGGCGGGCCCTGGTGCTCTTGATCTTCGGTCATTCGTCCCTAGCCTCCTTGCGGTATGGGTTGTCCCATGTTCGGCCGTCTAGATGTTCAAGACGGAGTGTGATCCCATCGGGGTTCAGGATCGCGTGATTCAGAGCAGTTCCAACACCCTCCTGCCAAGCTTTGGCTTCTTTGTCCCTCGTGTGCTGTTCGAGTACCTGAATTGCGTGCTTCTTGTGACGCTTCCCGGCGTTGTCGCCGTTCCCGATAAAGAACCCGCACTGGCATTCACGCTGTCCCTCGTCGTTAAACACGAGCTTGAAATGCTTTTTGAAAACCTTCTTGATGCTCATGGCTTCACCTCCGGGCTGTCAGCTTTGATCATGGCCAGCAATGGAGCGCTGTAGGGGCTCACAGGCTTCTTGAATGGCCTGTCTGGGCCCGATGCATTGCAGGCTCGAATGCCAGCGCTTAATCCCTCTCCGAATGCCGTGTTTGCCAGTGCAAGACCTGCCCGCGTGGTCACGAGTTCTTCGACGCTGGTCACTTCCGGCAGCGCGGCGGCGAGATAAGCGGACACGGCGGCGCGGGCGTGGTTCGAATAGGGCATCATCGACGGCGCATCCGTGAAGGCATAAACCTTGCGTTCCAGCGGGTCGCTCATTCGTTTCCACAGCGCTTGACCAGCTGCTTCGATCGCGATCGGGTCTAGCTGGGGCTGTTCAGGCATTGATCTCGTCCTCCCACTGAGCTCCTACAGCTGGGCCTCGTTCGGGCGCCCTCAAAGGAACCCGGATTCTGTATGTCCTGGTACGACGCGGCATGTTCCGGGATCCGAACCGACGCGCCCACTTCATGTTCTTCTGCCCAATGCGCTCAATATCGAAGGTCTCAACGATGAACTTGTTCCCGGTGATTACCATGCGGGATTCAAGCGGCACGTAATGCCGCACGCCGTTCGCAGTCGCCCATTCGAAGAGCACATCTCGCTGTGATTGGTTCAGCTTGGCGAGGTTGATGATTCCTGGCTTCATAGTTGCCTCCTCCTAGTTGGTTCCGGCGATGCGTGGCACCGCGATGTGGTTTGGTTCGGCCTGCCGGGTGGCTGGCGCCGGCGGTGCGGTCGGGGCTTCTGGTTCTACGTCCGGCATGCGCAGGGCTGGGGCTGGGCTGTCGCCGGCGTAGAAGTGCTGCATCTGGATGAGCATGGTCGGGGTGATTCCGGTCCAGACGCTCGGGACGATAGCCCGGGCGCCGAACTCGTCCATCCATGGGTTCAGGGACTCGGGCTTGTATTCGTCCTCGGCCCAGATGATCCGGTCCCCCGCGCGGCCAACGTCGGCCAAGAACTCGCCGATGGCCGTGGACTTGTGGAAGGTATCGTTCCGGCCCAGCTTGAGCCATGGCCACAGGCCCGCGCCCTGCAGGCCGATCTTCTCCCCGAAGGTTGGTGCTTGGCGTTGCCAGGAGCTGGACCAGATGACCTGCACGTCGTAGTCGTGGATGAGCTGGTTCAGGCCGGCGATCATCCGCGGCGAGATGATCTCGCCCCACTGCTTGCCATCCACGCGGGTGAAGTCAGCCCAGGCCTGCTTATGTGGTGGGACGGTGTAGGCGCGCCATGCGTTGAGCACGCCGTCAATGTCGAGAAAGAGGTAATTCGTCATCTCGTCTTAGGCCACCTTCGCGACATCTGACTTGCGGATGTTCTGCGCAGTGGCAACTGCTCCGAAGATCTCATTCACGGCAGCGAGAACGGCGTCCCAAATGAGGCCACCAGCGTCAGCGAGATCCTCGCCGAGGTACTGAAACGCCCGAAATGGGTTGGCCTGGATACGTGCAGTGCGGATCTCCTGCTTGACCTGGTGGAGCGTCTGGCGCAGGTTCTTCTCGTACAGGGCTGTCATGCGCGGCTGCCTGGTCTGCCGGCAGTGCTCTGCGCGCTTGGCCAGGTCGATTGCTCTAGCGATGCTCGGGCTGCTCATGATCGGCTTTCCTTTCGTTGTCGATGGAGGTTCGTAGGAATCTGGCGAGGATGTAGGCGGTGATCGGAGACTGGAAGACGAGCAAGCCGATGCCCAGCACCAGCCAAGACCAGGCGCTCATTGCCCGGCCTCCGGCGAGTGCTTGCCAGCGATGCTGATTTTGGTGCTGGGGGTCAGTGCGTATTCGCCGGTACTGGTCGTGATCTTGACGGCCTTGAACTCCATGGGAATCAGGTGGCCGTTGTCCTCTTCGACCTCGACCTGCATCGTTCCGTGCGAGACGCTTTCCAGCGTTCCGAAGGTTCCGATGGTGCGTCCGAGGTCGGTGCCGTTGAGGCGGCGGGCTTCGATCATGACGCTCATGCTGAGACCAGGTATCCGTGGAAGGCTTCGTGGTCGTCGCAGACGTCGGCGGCTGGGTACAGGCGCGAGCGTTCCCAGACGTTGCCGTTTTCGTCGAGGTTGCCCCAGGCCCACCAGTGGTTCTCGTGGAAGGTGAATTCCACGAGGTCATCGGCGTCAGCCAGAGCCTCGATGGTCTGCCCGGTCATGTACTCCACGTGCTGGCGGATCGCTTCGTCGGCGCTGTGCGCGTCGGTGGTGCCGGTGACCAGCCATAGGTCGCCGTCTTCGCCCAGTTCCTGGACGGTGATGTTCTCAGCCATGATTAGCCTCTCCTTCTCGTCGGGATGATGATGTGCTGCAGGACCAGGTCGGGACGGTGCCCGAACCACTGCTCCGTTTCGCCAAGGTCGAGGTTCGTAACCTCGACCATCGGCATGCCCAGTGGGATGCCCTTGGCGTCGGAGATCGAGCGGAGCGATGCGATCAGGGCGGCGTTGTCTTCGGCGACGTGCTTCGTCGCGTGCTGGATGCCCTTCTGGGAGAGCAGCTTCTTCGTGCGGGCGCAGTCACCGCAGTCGTCCTTGGTGTAGACGGTGATCTGCAGGCTCAACGGCGCCACCCCCGGTGCGGCCGGTCGAAATCGTCGAAGTCACGATTGATGCGGTGGAACTGCCGCAGCACGAACACGAAAATAGTGACCACCAGGGCGAGCACTACGGCGGCGAAGACGCAGTACAGCACGATGATGATCGGGCCGTACTGCTCAATGAGCCCGGCCATGCGACCCAGCAGCTCTTCAACAGTCATTAGCTTGCCTTCTTCCTGTAGATGGGTTCGCCTGCGGATAGGCGTGCGATTGCGGCGTCCCAGAGGCGGCCAGCACCGCGGTGCGTGAGTCTGACCGAGAACACGACACGTTCTTTGTGCCCGGATCCGATGATGGATTCCTTGACCTTGACCCAGTCGGCCTTGACGGCCTGGGCGGTGGCCTGGTTACGGCGGACGGTCTCCCCGCGGATGATGATGTGCAGTTCGCCGGCAAGATCGAACACGTCCTGGTGCAGAACTTTCGCCGACGGGGCGTTGGACTGCGCCCACACCTGCAGGTGGTTCGCGAGGTCGCTGATTGTCTGCAGTCCTTCGGCCTGCCGGTACATGTCGATCTGGGCAACCTTCGGGCGGGCGGCTTCCAGCTCCTGCGCCTGGTCTGCCACGACGGACTGCAGCTCACCTACGATTTCCAGAGCCCGCTCCTCCAAGCTCTTCGGTTTGACCGCGTACATGCCCGTGCGCCGAATCTCTGGAAGCACCTCACGAGTCATCCACTGCTTGAACGTCTTGGCACCTTCCACTTGCGACCCCAGCACGGCCAAATACAGTCCTGGTTCGGAAATGATCGTCATGTCCTGCGCTCCGGAGGGGGTACTCACTGGGTGAGTATCCTTGTCCTCGTCATCGAGGCGGCGGGTCATGTTGTGCGCGTCGCGGTAGCCCAGAATCCTGGCCACGTCGGAGGCGACGAACCACGGGTCTCCGTCGAGCAGTAGCGTGCGGACTGAATAGCCTTCGAACATATACTTCTGGATGTCGTTCACGATTTCCTCCAATACAACGTTTTTAGTTTGTTTTTTATGAAACAAGGTTTTGTGGACTACTTGCCGGGATTCGGCAATCGGACCGGCATGACTAGCTGCTCCAGCACTATCTGGTCGAGAGGCTCCAGCCCGCTGGTGATCCGGACAGGCTGGGCCATCGAAGCGAACGAGAGACGTACCTTGTCGCCAGGCAGCGCTCTGAGCGCCTCCTGATAGAAGTACGGGTTGAACGCGGTTCGCACCTCGGCTTCGCCCTCCGCCGGGATCAGCGGAGACTTCGCCGGGTTCTCTTCCCAAGTGGTGCTGATTCGAAGCGCCGTGCGGTCCTCGGTGCTGGTCAGCTCGAACGGCTGGTTCCGCTCGGTGGTCGCCCCGATGACCCGGGAAGCTCGTTTCATGGCCGCGGCCGAAAACACCATGTGCGAGGAGTAGTCCTTGGCAAACAGCTTGCGTAGCTCTGGGTACTCACCGTTGACGGTCAGTGCGTTGACCGCGAAGTCCTTCCCGGAGAAGTGCACCGTTTCGAACTTGCTGCATCCAACCGACCCCATCAAGAGCAGCTGCATGTCCCCCGGCTTGTCCATGAGCACCCGGATCCGCTTCCACTCGGACAGCTTGATCAGGAAGCTCCCCTCGAAAGCGACAGGCGAAGGAATCCAGGCCCGCGCCAGCCGGTACCGGTCGGTGGCGTACGCGGTGATGCGGTCCGCAGAGAACACCACGTTGATGGCGGTCAGGACCGGCAAGGTGTCATCCTTGCTCGCCGTGTGAGCTACCGAGTCGAGCAGGTCGCGGAATGCCTGCACATCGACCACAGCCCCAGCGATTTGCTCCTGACCCAGCGCGTTCTTCCAGTCGGCGATAGTGCCGAACTCCTCCGCCTGGGACGCGCTGGCGAGCGACGAGGGCACCGTGATTTCGAACCCATCCGCTTCCAGCGTCAGCAGGCTGATCGAGGCCTTGGCCTTCCACTCCCACTTGAGCGTGACGTCCAGATCCTTGGCCGCGCCGCGTACCAGCTCGGTCAGGGTGTTCATGACATAGTTCCCTGCGATAAGCCGTTCGTGCACCGTCTCGCCCGTTGCCTCGCCGCGGGTGATGCGCAGGCTGGTCTGGTAATCGAACGTGGTGGCTTCCAGCCAGCCGGACTCCTGGAAGCGCAGTGCCGTCAGGTTAAGGAACGGCGCCGGCATACGCCCGACGATGCGGATCTTCTTCAGCATGGCCAGCAGCTCACGGGCAGGGACGGTCACGGCGACGTTGCCGGCGTCTGCGCCGGCGGTTCTTCTGAAGATTGCTTCTAGTGCTTCTGGTGCGGTAATCATGCTGCTTTCGCCTTCCGTCTTCTCTCGTTCGCCTCGGCTCGCTGCTTGAGTCGCTGCCGGGTCCTGCGTTCTTCTTCGGACAGCCCGCCGAAGGTGCCGTACTGCCGGCTACTCGATGCATCCAAGGAGTGCGCGTAGCATTCGGCCAGCACCGGACAGGTGGCGCAGATCCGCTTACCCTCCCTGGCCGCCTCCGGAGCGGCGCTACTCGGATAGAACGGGTCGCCGTTCTTCCGGAAGTCGCCCTTGTCTGCCATTCCTGCGCATGCGGCCCGATCCATCCATGCCAGTGGATCGTTGGACTTCGTCGGGGCTACGGCCGTCAGGCTGGCCAGCCCGGTCGCTACCATTCCGGCGCCCACCTTCGGTGCGGTTCGCCCAGCTCGCCGGTGCGGTGAAACTCGGTGATGTCACGGAAGTGCTCCGTTGCCCGCTGCGCCCACCAGAACACCTCAGATCGGGAACCCGTGGACTTGGTGACCCCACGAGCATTGACGCGTGCTGGCCGGCCCGGCGCTACCCAGACCTTCGCGACGTAGACCATTTCCCCGGGCTTCACGCCAGGCACAGCGCGAACGGTGGTGCGCGGGTAGCTGAGCACGTGCTTGAGCGCTGGCAGGATCTGCTCATGCCCGCGGTCCAGATCCACGACGCGTTGCTTTGGCGCGGTTCCAGCCGTCGAAGGGTGCTGGGCCTGCGAGCGGATCCGGCGAGGATCGACTGCTTTCACCGTTTGCTTGCCCAGTTCGTCGGAAACCTGAACCCATGGCATTAGGCCACCTCGATTCCGTCAATGGCCGGCGCGCACTCCGCGCAGATCCCGGTCCAGTGCTTGTCGGAGACGACTTCCTGATTGCAGTTCCTGCAGGTCGCCGTGTTCAGATGCACGTCGTTGAACGCGTTCTCGCGGGTCTGCAACGCGATCCGGATCATTTGCGCTTCATCCTCGGACGGCAGGTATCCGGCGAAGTCGATCAGCTGCTGGTACCAGCGCGAGAGCGGCGCCCACCGCGCTTCCTTCTCCCACGAATCGCGCATGTACCAGTTCGTCTTACCCAGGTTCCGGTCTGTAATGGCCACCGGCACGTAAGCCAGGAGCAGCGAAAGCTGCTGCAGGGACAAGCCCAGCGCGGCCTTGCGTGCCTCGGCCTCCCATCTCTTCCGGGCTTCCTCCACCTCTGGAGCTCGGCTTGTCTGCTCATCGTCGAGTTCCGGGAAAGGGAGGCCCACTGCCTCGCCAATGGCTTGGCGCTTGAACGTCTCATAGTCGCCGCGGGCTTCCTCGAAGATCATGGAGACCAGCAGGCCGCGGGCGTTGCGGTCCTCAATGCCCTTGCGATCGCGGATCTTGTCGATCACGAACTTGTGGCGGGCGCGCTGCGCGATCGGCAAAACGCCATCCAAGCGGCGGATGTTCTCCCTGCGGGCTTTCTCCTCCGGCGAGGCCTTCGCCTTGGCCGCGGCCTTGGACTTCTCCCACCAGTCCACGGAATCCGGGGTGCTCACGTCGAACTGGTGCCCGGCCGCCACATGGTCGGCGACGTCCAGGACTTGCTCGGTCTTGGCCCACTTGCCGCTGTAGCGGTTCTGCGAATCAATTTCGACGGCGCCCTGCGCGGTCAGCTCGGCACGGAGCGTGTCTCGGCGGGCGTTCTGCTTCTTCTGCTCGATCAGCCGATTCACGTCCATCTGGTCCTTCTTCCATTGGGAAGCCTCCAGATCGTCAACAATGCCGTCGAAAATGCTGGTATCGCCAGTCTCATCCTCGACGTCGAGGACCGCGGCGGCGCTGAGCAGGTCGATGGTGCCCCGGGCATGGATCTGCGCGACCCTCGGGTTATCGGCCAGGCGAGCGCGCGGCTTCACCTCTGCCTTGGGGATGTTGAAGTTCTTCGAGATCCACGCCTCGGACTTCCCCTCGGTCAGCATGCCCTGCAGCGACTTGGACTGGCCCATGCTGTCGAGCGGCAGGTGGTTGTTGCCGGTAGACAGCGCCTCCGTGTACAGCTCCAGCGCGGCGTTCTCCGGAGTCGGGACGATCTCGCACTTGAGCTCGGTCAGGCCGGCGCGCAGCGCGGCGGCATGGCGGCGGTGTCCACCCTGGATCATGTAGTCTCCGTCGAGCTCCGGATGCGGGTACACGCTGATCGCGTCGAACTGGCCAATGGTTTTCAGCTCATGCGCCAGGCCGTCGATGTCGCCCATGTCCTGGCGCGGGTTTTTCGGGTCCGGGTGGATGGCCGAGACCGGCAGCATCCTGAGTTCACCTGGTTTTTGAGACACGAAATCCTCCATAAGGTGTGTCGAGAGAAAGAAAAAAGAGAGTGTGTGATGCCAGCGGTCAGCTGGCCCGGTTAGCTGCGAGTTCGGCGGAGAACCAGTCCCCCAAGGACATGATCACTAGAGCGCCAGCCACCATGATGGCCAGCAAGCTCACACCGGTCTGTTGCGATGCGGTGAGAACCGAGATCGCAAGGGTCGCGAAGATGACCGGCATCCAGACCAGCCACAGACGCCGCGCGGCGCGGGCGAGAATCGTTCCGGCGCTCATCAGCGTCCACCCCCAAATAGGGACGCTGCCGGCACCGGCTCCGGAATGGTCACGGCCGTGAAGTAAGCGAGGTCCACGCCATTGACGTTCAGTAAGCCGCGGCCTGCCTCGCCCTTGTCGCGCAGGTCGTTCTTGTCCGCGATCAAGGTCTGCGACGGGTATACCTGGCGCATCACCTTGAGCACCGCTTCCGCGGCGACCTTCGGGCGTTCCGACTTCGGGTATTCCTGCCACTCGACGTCGATCACCGCCGACGGAGTCAGCTTCTTCATCGGGTACACGCTGACTCTGCCCTTCACCTTGCTCATGCTGCGGCCGTCTCGCGGCCGCCAAGGGCGGCGACCCGCGCCAGATGATCGGCGTAGACCTTGGCGGCTTCGCGCAGGCACTGCGTCCGGGTTGGGCGCAGACCTTCCTGCGCGGGTTTGGTGTCATTCGATAGAATCGTCATTGGAAGTCTCCCTACGTACCGTTTGTATTGATTTCCTGGCCCTCAGCAGCTGCTACTGCTGGGGGCTTTTTTATTGGCGAGGATGAACCTCGCCTAGCTAATGGCTTGCTCATGCAGCACTCAGAGCTCCGGCTGCAGACTGCCGCTTGGAGCCTGCCGCGTTTGTCACTCGGTGTATGCGCGTTGATTCCTTGCGCAGGAACAATTCCTCCACATCACGGTCTAGGCGTCGGGCTATTTCCTTTGCCAAGTCCTCGGAGCAGGCAGTCATGGCGCCAGTCTCCAACGCCGAGATAGTTGCCTGGGTGCAGGTGCAGAGCAACGCCAGGTCTCGTTGCGAAAAGCCGGCGCGCTGTCGAGCGCGGCGGATCATCTCGCGATCCTTTGGTTCCATATACACCTCTCGGTTGTATCGAGCTTTTGGTCGTCGCAAGTACATTCTGCCTCCTAATTTTTTTGAGTACAAGTGAAGCTTGCCGCAAATGTCATTCACTTGTCAAGCGGTATTGGCAAAACTCCTACTGATGCCTAGTAATCTGATGTAGTCACTTGTATTCGAAATACATTGACCCGCTGGTATCAGTGAAACAAGAGCATGGAGGATTGTCGGCATGGACAACGAACAGCCAAGCCTGCGCGATATCGCACAGCGAGCATCCGACCGATTCGGTGGAGCTCGCGGTCGATCCCTGGATCGGGAAGCGAAGCGACTTGGCCTAACGCTGTCCTACACGACCGTGGACAAGATCCTGGCCGGCAAGTACACATCGCGCCCAACGAAGGCGACCCTGGAAGCACTGTCTCAGATGGCACAGGTTCCACTTTCGACCGTGTATGAAGCGGCCAACATGACCATGCCGATGCGCCCGTTAGCCGAACAATTGCCACCCGAAGTTGACACCCTGAAGGCCGACCAGCGTCGAATCGTTATCGATCTTGCCCGCCAGTTCGTGAAGCAGAACAAACACGAGCAGGAGCTGCGCAAGCAGCTGGAAGAGGCAACCCATGCACACACTGAAGATTCACCCACGCCGAAGCGTCCGACACTCCGAGCCGTGGCGCCCGCGAGTGACTCTGGCACTGGACAGAAGACGGGACTCACCGAAGCAGAGGACAAAGTAACCCCACCCCCCATCGAGCAGCTCGCTGCGCACTTCCCGTTCGAAACCGAGCACGAGAAGTTCGAGCGCCTACACGGCGAGCGCGGTGAGGAGAATCAGGATTCGGGGTCTGATTTTTAGGTTCCTGGTTTAGTCGGGTTCGTTTTTCATATTTGGTAGTTGTCGGGCTCTACCCATATATTCGAACGTATGTTCGATGTTTTGGGCAAGTTGAGCACGCTTGTCACCGCCGCGGTTGAGTTCACTCGCCCGCACCCTTCCGTACCCGCAGCCACTGACGGGCGGAGGATTTGGATAGATCCCAAGTTGAAACGCGCTGAGCTGCGGTGCGCGTTGGCCCATGAGGCAATGCACATCAAGCACGGCCACACCTCATGCCAGGGGCCAGCGAAAGAGCGGCAGATCCGCTTGGAGGTCGCCCAGTTCTTGATCCCTTTTGAGGACCTGCAGCGCGTGGCAGGCTGGGCGCGCTGCCCCGAAGACATGGCGGAAGAACTGGACGTGCTTACGGAGGTCGTGATCGATCGCCTGCAGACGCTTGATGGCGATCAGATCCAGCAACTATGGCCGGCTAACGAACATAGCGCTTAGCGCTTATCCACACACCGTATTTTCTTGTTCTCCGCGTTCCTACGTGCTTAGAGACTAGAAAATATCACCGATATACACAGGAGAAACCACAGTGACTACGAATGAACTTCCTACCCATGAAGAGTCTTTCGAGCTGCCTGCCACCGCTTTCGGGTGCGCGCCAAGAGAAGTGACCGCCGAGGACGACAATCTCCTGAAGCTCCTCATCGGCCGCCTGGATGAGCTGACCCGCCCAGACCGGCCAGGGAGGTTGAAGTGACCAGCACGGCACGCCCTCGGGCAATCCTCTACCTGCGTCAGTCCATCTCACGCGAAGACTCCATCAGCTTGGAACTGCAGGAGGAAGCTGGCCGACAATACTGCGCACAGCGCGACTACCAGGTCGTCAGCGTAGAAGCGGACCCAGGCATCAGCGGCCGCACCTGGAACCGGCCCGCCGTGCAGCGCACCATGGCCAGCATCGAGAACGGTGAGGCGGACGTCATTGTCCTCTGGAAATGGTCACGGCTCTCCCGTGCACGCAAAGACTGGGCCCTGGCCATCGACAAAGTCGAATCCGCTGGCGGCCGCATCGAATCCGCTACCGAACAAGTGGACGTCACCACCTCCACCGGACGCTTCGCCCGCGGCATGCTCGCCGAATTCGCCGCATTCGAATCCGAACGCATCGGCGACACCTGGAAGGAAGCACAGCACCGCCGCATCGCCCAAGGAAAGCCCGCCAACGGCCGCAAACGCTTCGGATACACATACACCCGCGAAACCGGCTTCACGCCCCACCCAGACGAAGCGCCGGCCCTACGAGAGCTATACAGGATGTACCTCGTCGGGCACACCACGCGCGAGCTCGTCGAATACCTGAACAGCACCGGCATCAAACCAACCCACAAGTACAGCAGCGTCGTCGCGGAAACCTGGTCAGGCGACACCATCATGCGCATCCTGGACAACCCTTTCGCCACCGGACGCTTCCGGCACGGCGGCCAAACACACCAGGGAATCCACGAACCAATCATCAGCGAAGAAACCTGGGACGAATACCAGGCCCGGCGCCGGGACCGGGTGAAACGCTCACGCGCCGAAAGCTCGCAATACCTGCTCACCGGCATGCTCTACTGCGCGATCTGCGGCAGCAAAGCCTACGGCGGCCGACACGTCCCCACCGGACGCGTCGCCTACTCCTGCAAACAAGCCAGCTACTACAAGCTCCACCGCGGCGGCTACGTCAACGAAGACAAGATCCTGGAGCACCTGCTCCCCTGGCTGGAAAAACTCGCCGACGAAATCAACGCACTGGCCGACGCCGAACCAGCACACGTCCAGGTCGCCGACCCCGCGCCGGCTATTCGGCGAGCAATCATCAAACTGGACAGCCGTCGTGATGTGTTGACGGACAAGATGCTGGATGGGCTAGTTCCGGATGATGTGTACCGTCGTAAGCTGGCAGAGCTGGATCAGGAGAAAACGCAACAGCAGCAGCGGCTGCAGGACATCGAGGCAGCGCAGAAAGTCGGAGAGCTTCACCTGACTGCGGACCTCATCCGAGACTGGCCCAGCATGCAACTCAGCGCACGTCGAGAGCTGTTATCGAGGCTGGTGAGTCGGATCGAGTACACCGCCCAGCGGCCGAACCTCGATGTAGAGGTCATTGCGAAGTGGTCTTAGAATCTTGTTTTTCCATTGGGGCAGGGAAGAGGTACTTGGCGATGATGTGCATTATCGCGATAACTTCTGCCACAACCGACACCAGCCAAGCGGATAGCACCAGATGATGCGCAGCCCCATTGGTTTGGGCGATGTACACCAGAACCCCCATATTGCTGCAAACCAGAACGAAGAATGCCATAGCTACAGCAACACTAAAGAAGCTAGAACGCAGCTCGTTCTCCTGCTTGGCTTTCTCCTGAACATGCTTTCGCATCTCATCGCGGTGTTGCGCATTGTTCAAGAAACTTTGCCGTTGGCGCTTCTTGTAGTCTTCTTCTCCCGAGTCGTTCTCAGGGGCTAAGCCCGGCTTGCCGCTTTGGTCTCCTGCCGGAGGCCCGCCAACCGATTGATCCATCCCGGGGAGCTGATCTTGAGATATTAGAGCCTCCGCGGACTGAGTGCGAAGAACATCGACATTCTTCAGATCAGCCATGCTGGCAGAGAAGGGAACCTTCTTACTGCCAGCATTCGGCTTCTCCGGGTTAGATGAGCCCAAGCTTGTTGATCCTCATTTGAGCAGCCGATTTCGAAACAGCAAAGTACTCCGCAACCTGCGATACGTCTGAAGTCATTTCGTACACGGTACGAAACTCGAATTCCGGCATCAGTAAGTTCGCTGCGTAGGTGTCTGCATAGAGCTCATGGAGGGAGTACCCGTTGCCACCGCGGCGCTCAACGAAAGAATACTCCGCGTCCCCAGCGATAACGCGTTCAAAGTAGTGACCCAGTTCGTGAGCAATAGTGAATCTCTGTCGCGTAAAGTCTTGGGTCTCTTCCACCAAGATGGTTACGTCGCCAGGGCGAGCCACGATCGCACCGGAAATATCTTCAAGCAAGCGGGCAAATTCAACCTTGATACCCTGCGCTTTTGCAAGCTTGCGGGGATCAATTGGGAATTCGCCATCCCATAGTTCACGGAGAGTTTGCTCAGCAGCTTCTGCTGCGGCATCCTTGACAAGCATCAATTCCCCCTATGGTCGCAATCTTGTTATCCACAGATTCTGTGGATAACAATGTTGACAGTTACATAGTATCTATGTATCTATCCGAACAATAGACACTACAGAAAAATTGCACCTGTTGCGAATTGTTATAAATGCTCCGTAACGAGAATCGCATCGTTGCAATGTGATTAAACGTGTGCATGCTTTATCGGTTCATGATTGCAAGATTGCGAACCACACATAACGCGCAGTAACAGTGGTCACCGCCATGGCCTCGAACGCGACCAGGAACACCAGGGTGAACATGCCCAGGGTCGTGGACAGGTACTGCGGCGCGTAGATGGTCTCGACGCCGGGCGCACCGGTGCGAGAGCTGTTGTTCAGGGGCATGGAATCATTCTCGCAGAACCGCGGCGGCTTCAGTCCACCCGTGGGATCGGCGGCTATCCGCCCAGTGCGTGCAGCGAAAAGGCGCTGAGGAATCCGGCGGTGACCAGCAGTCCGGTGTAGTCGTGGTCCACCGCGTAGGCCTCGGGAATCATGGTGTCGGCGATCATCGTGAGGATGCCTCCCGCGGCCACGGCGGTGGTGAAGGCCAGGACCTCGGCAGGCATGCCCTCCAAGGCAATCGCCCCGATGAAGGCGGCCAGGCCGCTGGCCAGCACGATCGAGCCCCACAGGGCGAAGATCGACCGGCCACTGCGCCCGGAGGCCTTCATGCCCGCCGAACTAGCCAGCCCCTCGGGAATGTTGGAGACGAAAATGGCGATCAGCATGGTCGGATTCACGCTGGCTCCCGCGACAAGCCCCAGGCCCAGCGCCACGGATTCCGGGATGCCGTCGATCAGCGCGCCGACGGCGATGGCTGATCCGGAGGAGGATCCGGAGCTGCCTGCCTGGGTGCGGTTTCTCTTGCGGCTGCGCCTGGCCAGCAGCGCGTTGGCGCCGAAGTAGAGCAGGGCGCCGGCAGCGACCCCGGCAGCCGTGGCCGCCAGCCCGCCCATGGTGAAGGCCTCCAGCACCAACTCGAAGCTCAGCGCGCTGACCAGCACGCCGGCGCCGAACGCCATGACGGCGCAGACCCAGACCCGGGGAATTCGCAGCCACCAGGCCGCTACGGCCCCGATCAGCAGCGCTGATCCGGCCACGGTTCCCCAGAGCAACGCGTGGAGGGAGACGAACATGACACCCACTATAGTTGGCGGTCAGCCAACCCAGTAGGTGCCCTGGAAATGCCGGCCGGGGCTACCCTTCCGAGGACATGTTGCTGAAGCGCGAGTAATGTCCCTGGAATGCCACGGTGATGGTCTTGGTGGGACCTGCACGGTGCTTCGCGATGATCACGTCGGCTTCGCCCGGACGGTTCTCCTTGTCGTACACATCGTCGCGGTGCAGCAGGATGACCATGTCGGCGTCCTGCTCGATCGAGCCCGATTCGCGAAGGTCCGAGACCATGGGCCGCTTATCGGTACGCTGCTCGGAACCACGGTTCAGCTGCGACAGCGCAATCAGCGGCACGTCGAGCTCCTTGGCCAGCAGCTTGAGGTTACGCGAGAACTCGGAGACTTCCTGCTGGCGCGATTCCACACGCTTGCCCGAACTCATCAGCTGCAGGTAGTCGAGGATGATCATGCGCAACTCGTTGCGCTGCTTCAGGCGTCGGCACTTGGCGCGGATTTCCATCATGGACATGTTCGGCGAATCGTCGATGAACAGCGGGGCCTCGTTCAGCCGGCCCATGGTGGTCGCGATCTTGGTCCACTGCGCGTCCTCCACCGAGCCCTTGCGCAGGTCCTGCAGCTGGATGGATGCTTCCGCCGAGAGCAGGCGCATTGCGATCTCGTTGCGGCCCATTTCCAGGGAGAAGAACACGGTGGCCATGTTGTGCTTGATGGCCGCGGAACGGGCGAAGTCCAGCGCGAACGTCGACTTGCCCACGGCGGGACGGGCCGCGATGATGATCATCTGGCCGCCCTTCAGGCCCTGGGTCAGCTCGTCGAACTCGTAGAAGCCGGTGGGCACGCCGGTGATGCCGTCGCCGGCGTTGGCGGCGTTCTCGATCTCGTCGACGGTACCCTCGATGATTTCGGACAGCCGCACGTAGTCTTCGCTGCCGCGGTTCTCGGAAACCTTGTAGACCTCGGCCTGCGCCTCGTTGACGATGGCATCCACCTCGCCGTCGGGCGAGTAGCCCATCTGGACGATACGGGTTCCGGCGTCCACCAGGCGGCGCAGCACGGCGCGTTCGCGCACGATTTCCGCGTAGTAGCCGGCGTTCGCGGCGGTCGGCACCTGCTGGATCAGATTGTGCAGGTAGGCGGCTCCGCCGACGCGAGCGATCTCGTTGCGCTTGGTCAGCAGGTCGGCCACGGTCACGGCATCCGCGGGCTCACCGCGGCCGTACAGGTCAATGACCGCCTCGTAGATTGCTTCATGGGCGGGACGGTAGAAGTCGGTGCCGCGAAGGACTTCGACGACATCGGCAATCGCGTCCTTGGAGAGCATCATGCCGCCAAGAACCGACATCTCGGCTTCGATATCCTGCGGCGGCTTGCGCCCCGCATCCGATGCTCGCTCTTCGTAGATCGGCTCTGCACTCAT